TTCTGGTAAGTTAATCTTATAAGGATTATCTTCTTGTAGAATGTTTGGTGTAGCACCTCTAGCTTTGTATCTATCTAATGTAGAACTAATTACATTATCAATTAGAGCAATACCTGCATCTGTGTAGATAATTTTAGGTTGATTGATAATTAAGTTCTGTAAGTTCTCTGTTAAGCGAGCTTCTAGGAAATCCCTATCACGTATAATATCTACGAAGAATGTAGCACCACCTGACACTGTACCTCTACGTGTAATACCTATGCCACCAACGTTCTCTGTGAAAGAGGCATTCTTATTAGTCAGGTTAGTTTTATCTGTATCTGATAAATAGTTACCAGTAAGAGGATTCTTAGCTGCACCAATACCTTTAGTAAGGTTTCCTGAGATTACATACTTACCTGCATCACGGGGGGCAAACATTGCTAAGTAATTCATCTCTGGAAACTTAGTATCTGCTTCGTGGTGAAACCAGTAAGATGTTCTATAACGAGCATTCTGTTTTAATACAGAGGGTATATCTGTAGCACTCTCTGAGTACACACCTAAGTCAGCTTGATTCTGAGTTGATACCCAATACTGCTTAGTACGTGATTCAATATCATTAGATAATGCTTCAATAAATGCTGCACTATGGTCGTTACACGCTACGAAGTAGAAGTCATCATCTTCATCTGTAATATCAGCCATCATATTAGCGGCTGTCTGTGTAGTGATAGTTGTGTAAGTTAGTTTATTAATATCTGTAACAGCATAAGCGGCTGTACCAGACTTAGCTAATGTAACACTACCTGTGTTGTCTGTAAGTGTAATACCAGTGGGACTGCCTAATGCTGTAAACAAAGCTGTAGCAATAGTAGTGGCTGTTTCTGAACCAGTGGTAGTTACGAATGTAGCTGTAGTAGTTACATCTGCTGTATCAAGAACTTGTAGTGTATACTCTTGTCCAGCACTTGTAGCTGCATCTGGTGTGAATGTAATACTATCAACTTCTCTACGGCCTACTTTAACTGTAGCAGGATCAATGTCTTGAGAGAATGCAGCTTGCATACCTACATAAACATCAGATGAAGTAGGGAAGTCGCCCTGCCATCCTGTAGCGGTTGTATATGATCTAGTTTTCTCTTTAAACCAAACATGGTCTGCAATAAAGATAGGAGTACCAAATGTTGCTCTGGATACGCCTGTAACATCTAGCGAGATGTTAACTGTGACAATTTGTTGATAAGACAATATATTTCTCCTTTAAGAAATTTTATTATTTATGGTGTTGGAACTACTATGGTGGAATCCAGAGTGTTATTTACAGAGTTATCAATATTAATAGTTGATATATAACCTGTCTGTTCATCTATCACTGTGTCTGTAATACTAAAGTTCAAGGTGAACCCTGCTGCTTCTACATAACGAGTGGATAGTTTTTCAGGGAGAGAATTAACTGCAAATACATCTTCTACTTCTCCTGTTGTATTAGTTTTAACTTCATCTAATATCCTACCTATACGGAACTTACCTTTAAGCTCATGTGCTATGTCAAAGGCATCTTCTCCGTATACAGTGTATTGAAATAAGATTCTGTAGTAAGATGAGAAGTAAGGGTTGCCATCTGTATTAACTCCTGATTGCATTAACCAAGAACCTGAATCATCCACTACTATTTTATCTACTGTGATATAAGGGTAATCAGGGAGTGTACCTGTGTCCCTGCTTAGAATTACAGAAGGTACTAACCCTGTTTCTATTTCTATAGTAGATAATTTACTTCCTACTTCTTCTCTGGCAACTCTTATGAGTTCATCTGTTATTACATCAAAGGCTATAGCCATTATTAATCCTCAAGGTTAAACTGAGATAAGATATCTTCTCTTATTGCTAAGGCTTCATAATGATCTGCTAATAGTCCGTGTGTAGACCAGTTGGCTACTTTAAAAGCTACATAAATTTCATCATCTATCTCTACTCTATCTGCTTTTAGCTTTGTCTTTTGACTAGCTTGTTTCATAGCAAACTTAGTAAATAACACCCTAGCATCATCTGATTTTATACCTTCAGGTAGTACGTGCTGTGTGCTTCCTTTAGTGAAAGGTTGTATACTAAACTTGACATCCTCTATGTACTCAGGCTCTCTATCTACTGTTCTATTTCCTTTAGTAGAATCTCTATAACTCCCTGTATGTCTGATAACATCTAAAGGTGTTTTAATAATCATAAACGTCATATACCAACCTCCTTAACTACGTTATCATAAGAACTCTTATAAGCTGTTGCTGACTTCAATTCACCTGTATCTAAAAGAGGAGTAGTGTTACTTCCAATGATAGGCATCATATGTCCAGTTTTACCAAACATACTCATGTAATCTCTACGTAATGCTTCGCCAACTTCTTCTAAGAAAACCATATTAGCTTTTTTATTATCTAGGTTCTTAGACCACTTAATGTATGCAGCTTTAACTTTGGGGTTTTTAAGTATTCCACCGTTCCTGAGTTGCATGAATTGAAACGCTGCCATTGGATTCTTTCTAACGCCTTCTTGGAAAGTTCCAGCAGCCCAACCTTGTAAAAGTTCTACATAGGATAAATCAGATGAACCATGTAATCCGCTTGATGCGAAATGACCAACCTCTAACTTCTGCTTACTTAGATTTTGAAGATTTTTTATTAGTTGATCTGTCTTTCCGTTCTTCTTTTTTACTACCTTCGACTGCACCATTAGTAGAGGATTCCTTTTCTGTTTTAATCTCTATAATTGAATCTTCTAAGATGTTTCCATCTTTATCTTTTACTAATCGCTTTATCATATTATTCCTCTTTATAAGATTAAGTTAGTTTCTTCACTGCAACCTGTAGTCACAGCTTTATCAGCGTCTCTAATCACTTGGATACCAAATGTAGTGGGTAAGTTATAGCCGCCTTTAGGAAGGTAAGGGCATATATCTGGGAGAGAATTAATAAACTCTTTCCATACACTCTTCTGATTCTCTAAGGAGAACTCTAACAGTACGCCGCCTACTTTCTGCTTAGTCATAGATGCAGAATCTACAGAGTGTTTGGAGTTATTCATTAGTCCAGCCACTTTCATAGCCTTACAAAGAGCTTCTGAATAATACAACTCATCGTCTTCTGGGATATGCCTAGTGATAATGGTTTCTAGTATGTTCTCTAACTGGGATTCAATTAGTTTATTTTGATCTGGAAGGTTAAGTATTAAATCCCCCAGTATTTCTTTTCTATTTATTATGGGCATATAGTATCCTTAAATTTTATAATAAATACTCATAGGGAATATAAATACTTATTATAAAATAAGCCACGTCCCTGTGGCTTCAATATAAACTTCTAATTATTAGTTAGAAGAAAAAAACTTCTGAACTAGCTTAGGATTACGGTTCATGTAGAGGTTATTAGACTCTTCAAACAATGTAATACCACGGCGTTTATGTTCTTCTGCAAAAGAATAACGTTTCATACCAGAGGTATTAACATAATCCATAGTCATAGAAGGGCTATAAATAGTGGCAAACATATTATCCGCACCTGCTGGAATCAAGAAACCTGCGTTAGTACCTAATAGTGAAGTACCACCAATGCTATCTGCCATACGGATATAAGTAATACCAGTTAGTACAGAAGTAAAGTTTCTACGTTTGAATACCATCTCATCTGCACTGAAGCCACCACGATCACCAGCTAAGATAGACAAGTCTAAAGTAGTACTAGAGTCAATACCTGCAACAGCAGCAGTTTGTGTTTGTTCATAGTCAAATAGTTTGTCGTACAAGTCACCAGATACAGGCATAACTAGAGAAGTATAGCTTGTACCAGCTAATGCACATTCTTCTTGCATCTTATCCACTGCATCGTTAAGTTTCTTCTCTACGTCTGCACCACTGCCTACTAGCAAGTCTACAGCGTCATAACCTAAGTTAGCACGTGTATCACCATGAATATCGGCAAAGTAGTCATAAGATTTAGCATCGCCACCAAATACAAAGTTAGTATCTGTAGTTAATACTTTAGCTAGTGCAATCTCGTTAAAATCATTCCATGAACGATCCATCTTAGTAGACATCTCTTGTACACGCTCTTCAGTTGTGTACATTTCTTCACTGAAAGGTTTACGCTTGCCAGCAACATCCATAGGAGATACATTAGCAGAGATACCATAAGAACCTGTGCGGTATAACATCTCACGTGCATTATCTTTCTTAACTCGTCCACCACCAACTTCATCGAAGCGTTTACCTTCAGGTAGTTGTACAGTTTCTACTAACTCATCATGACTAAGTTTATCTGTGGTTACAGAGAACTCATTAGAAGTACCCGCAAGTAGTGCTTGTAATAAACCTGTCTTAACAGATTCCTTACGCTTAATACCACTTGTTACATCCTGCATCTCAAAAGAGTTCATCTCTGAGCGTACAGCTTTATCAATCGCTTTAATTGTCATTGTTCTTTAATTCCTCTTATGCTAAGTAAGATGCAGCAGCATCAGCAGCTTGGTTAGTAGTAGTGATACGTTGTGCTTCTAGTTGCGCTAAGAATAGTGCTTGTGCAGGAGCAGCCGCGCCGTTCCAGATAACACCTTCATTTAAGATAGCTGCATCACCACGGTATAGTACAGTCATTTTGCTTCCTGCAACTGCTAGATCAGTATCTTCATCATTGAAACCTTTACCTTGATAATTACCAACTGATACAGCAACTACTGAACCATCTTTAAGTGGTGAACCACCTGTTGAAATAGCTGTTGCAATATTCTGTGCTACATATGGTTCAAATCGTGAATTACCATCAACCCAAATAAGTGCTACACCAATATTATCTACTTTACCTGTACCGCCTACTGCAACAGTTTGGAAGTTAAAGTCCACTGCGTTTTCGTATGCAAAAGTGTCAACACCTGCTAACAATTCTGATTCTAATTTTCTACTTGTAGAAACTACTGGCATTATTTATTCTCCTGATCTTTGTTAAGTTCTGCTAGTTTTTCAACTAATGTAAGAGGTTTTGCACTTGCTTTATCAATCTCTGCTTCACCGTCTATACCTTCTTCTGTAAAACCTGCTTCTTTCTTAGCAGCCTTTTGAATCTCATCTTTGTTAGCATGTAATTCATCGAATGCTTTGATAATAGCTTCACGCTCTGTAACTTCCACACTTTGCAATGCTTTAGTAATTCCTTCTACTTCTGAGAACTCATACTTAGATAGGCTTTCAGTTAAACTCTTAGTTAGCTGCTCTGTTTGATTATCTTCAATCTGCTTAGTGAGTGCTGCGATAGTATCTAATGCCTTTTGCAAGTCATCTTTTTCTTTATCTGACATTTCGTTTCCTTTTGTCAAGTTATCTTCCCCTGCATCACTCTTGACAGAGGAGAGGGAGTTGGTATCACCCTTCTGCTTTTGCAGAGGAGTAAATTCTTCGCCATACTTTTCTAATAGGGCTGTTTGTTCTGGGGTTAAATCTTCTTTACATGTTAATCTATTCTTTACTAGAATAGTCTCCATGCCTGATGCTGCAAAACCTTGAGATTCATCTGTCATTGATATTTCAGATATATCCAGACTATGCAAAACTGCCTTTGCTTTACCGTTTGAATCACTCATCTTCTAACTCCACTTTAATACCTTTTGCTCCAAAAGAAGGTGCGCCTAATATACCCGCTTTCTTATCTTCCCAAGCAATCTTGTTATTCCATTTAGCAGAGATAAGAGGTGTTCCTGCTTTAACAAAAGTCTCACCTAATGTAGCATCAACCTCTTGCACCCAAGCTCTTTGCCAAGTGAAAGTATCTGTCTTATGTCCGTGGAATAAACCAGCCTGTAATTCACCTTTATCTATCTTCTGATTGATGTCGTCTACAGCTTTTCTTATTTCTTCTAAGGAGATTGTGTCTCCATGTAAATCAACTTCCCCAGCAGGTCGCCAGATAGGTTCTACAGAGATCATCTGCTCATCATCAAAAGCTTTGATAACTTCTTTCTTAGTGAAGTATTTATCTAGCCAAGTAAATAAACTCTTCTCTGTCATTTCAGTCGGAGTTTCTGGTAATAGTTTCCACTCTGTCATCTGTACAGTTTTAATTGCTTCTTCGCCTAGTACAACTTCACCATTGTCTGTGTTGTATGTATAAGCTACCGCCCATTGCATGTATTTGTTAGATTCACAACCCCAGATAGAGAAGTATATATAACTATCATCGTGGTCTTCGTAATAGGCATATTCTCTACAACCCCCTACTTCAAAAGCTGAATCAATAGCATCTCTAAGTTGCCTGACTTTATCTTGATTAGTATTCTTCTGTAGATAAGTCTCGTTGGGCTTAACTAACAGTTCTTTAAGTTTTATCATTTATCACCTTATGAAGCATTTTCATTATTAGTATCACTTCCCAGTCCATTATTCTGAGTAGAGCCATTTCCTGATCCTTCTGAAGAACTAGGGTTGCTTAGTGCTGCGAAGTCAATATCTTCCAAACCCTCTGTTGGTAGTCCGAGGTCTTCGTATATTTTCGTAGTTGCTGCTAAGGTTAGTATACCTCCGCTGGCTAATCTGCTAGCTAACTTACCTAACACCTCTGAATCAGCTTTAGTGGGATCATCTGCCTCAAAATATGGCATGTCTTCATAATCAACTTGGATACCGTTAGCTTCTAAAAGCATTGGTAGTAATTGATTATTGATTACATCTTCTACCCACATGATTAATCTTTGCACATAATAATCATGTGTAGACATTTGATTAGAGGATAAGGCATTAGAGCCATGTCCATTCTGACCAAGCAGCTTAAACCCTGCTCCAAATACGTTATAGATACATTTCTTTTTAGTTTCTATAATCTCAGAAGTGGTATACTGTTTACCACCACCATCTATACCTTTAACTTGGAAGTCGTACATCTTGGTCTTGGATTGTGGGTCTACATCACTAGCAAGTACTACTAAGTTACCTTCTGCATTCTGAACATTAACTGCATTCTCTAGGAGAGACATATATGATGCGTATTCTTCTGGAAATAGTTCAGGCTGTGCAGCTTTATTCATTAACTCTAGTGGAAGGTAGACAATACCTACTCCGCCTAAGTCTTTACTTGCTGCCATTAACTCGTACTGTTCTATTAACTTCTTCTCTGAGTAAGCATCATAACAATAGAACAATGGACTATAACCTTGTGGGTTGTTATCAGAAGGGTTGAACCTAAAATGTAATAGCTTCTCTGATTTAAGAAAAGGATATTTACTGTCTTGGTAATACCCAGAGGCTACAGATGTAAAAGATATTTTATTATCTGAATAATCACCTATTGTAGAAATCCTACTGGAAATTTTCATAGGCTTCTGTATAGCACCTTTCAACTCCCTACCCTTGTCATCCCACACCCAGCCATAAATACTAGACTGTGTTCTTGGGGCAAGTTTCTTCAATACTACTGTGTCTTTATATTTCCCATAAGTTCTATATTCTAAGACAGGGTTAATCAAGGCATATCCATGTATCAAACATGATGAAGCGTTTTGCATTGCCTCTAGCCACGTCCCTTGTGACATATTCCTTATAATATAATTTAACCTCTCTGCCAGTTCTTTAGATTTATCTGACTTAGGTTTAGCCTTCACAACTCCTTTTGCTAAAGCAGGAAGTGTCTTAACTAAGATACTATCCACTGCATCTGCAACGTCTGCATCATTCAACATCTCTTTAAATGTACAAGGGAGTTGACTAGGACTTAACTCTGCTTTCTTCTGTTGTTTTATTAATGAATAACCGTTGACTATATGGGGCTGACCTACTTCCCTAGGAAGTCTTGACAAATCTGCTAACCCTGTAGACTCCGCTTTATCTATATTAGTTTCAGTCATTTATGGCCTACTTTTTCTTAGATGGACGACCTGCTTTCTTAGCTGGAGTTTCAACAACTTTCTCTTCTGCTGGTTCTACAATAGGCTCTGGTGTAACTACGTCAGGTTTAACCGCTACTTCTGGCTTAGGCTCTTCAACTTTAGCTTTAGGAGCTGCACCTTCTTTAAACATCACACATTTGCCCATAGCTGTACTTTTATAGTTACGGAAAGACATATCTACACCTAGTGATACTTCTTCAGGGATTTTATAACCTTTACTGATACCGTCTTGGATAGCTAGGAAGAATTGAATCTCTCTCTTCTGGCCTAAACCTGTTTGTAGGATTTCTAATCTACCGTTCTCTTCTTTAATAATAATTGGTTTCAATGTATTTTCCTTTATGTTAAAATCTTCTTGATGATAATAAATCAGAAGCTAGTGTTTTATAATTTGATAGTGAATGATATTTAGGGGTTACTAATACTTTAGATTGTGCTACTGTATTAAAAGCTGTCCCTGTTGCATCCACCCAATCATCCTTTCTTGCTGTTGTACTTTTCTTATTAGGGTCAAAGTTTTCATGTTCCTTTAACCAAGCCTCTAATGTTTTAGCATTAGGGAATGAATCAGGGACTATATAAACTAGACCACTTGAACAAGCATTACAGAAAGGCTGGAAATCTTTCATCTTCTTATCTGGTGTATTGCTTGGAGACTTATCTTCTGTAACATTTACACCTTCCCCTATAAGCTTACCCACTGTATAAGTGTGGTC